GTCCGACTGTTTGAAGGTCATAGTTCTCAGAAGCGAGAACGAGTTTCGGTGATGCGATCTTCGCTTTGTAGCGACACCATTGGGCACAGAAATCGCCCCATTCGACGCGATTGACTTGTTCGGCAAGTCCGACGAACCACATTGAGCCTCTGCCGAGAGGAGACACAGTGGAGTGAGCGACAGTCAGGTTCTGAGTCACGCTGTCAATTGGCGTGAACATCACCGGGTAGTTTTCTCGGTAGATGTTGAAGTTGTTGTTGAACCATCGCATGGCGTCGAGGCCGGGTGCATTTCCTGGCCGCAAGATGTTGAGGGCGGCGAGACAGTACGGAGCTTTGTTAACGTCCTGTTCTGTTGCGGTTCCTGTCCCGAAGATTCGGATGACAGCGCCTACGTTGGAGTCGGTACAAGAGAGGGCATAGAGCCCGGTGCGATCTCCAGCGTTTTCGGCTACGTGAGAGCTCCACGCTTCTTTGAATTTGAAGGGGATGAGCTGAGGAACCATTGGAACAGTGGTGGCCGTCAATTCGGCTGGTGCGTCTCCAGAGAGGAGGCCAGTGAATCCTTGGGTGGGACCGACTGAGTCTGCTGTGACTTTCCACAGGCTGATGGCGCCTGGAACAATTGATGGATAGGGATTGTCGAGCGAGAGATAACCGGTTGGTCCGAGGATTGAGGAGAGACTCGTTTGCAGAGGAGACGTGTCGCGTGTTGCTGCAGAGTTGGGTTCGATGCACATGAAGTCAGGACCAGCAGAGACGTAGAGATTAAGCGTCACGCTGGATTCGGCTCCGAAAGGGTTTTGGATGGGGTCCTTGACAAAGATGCCTAGCCCAGGTCCAAATCCTGTGGAGAAGCCGGTTTCCGGGGCCCAGTCATAATGGAGGGGCCTCCAGAACATGTCTTTACGTGTATCCACCAACTCCATGACAATACTGGATGACTGATTGACAGCCATGACGGTCCAGTTGACGTCGTAGAAGGCTGATCCCACACTGGGTGCAGGAGGGGCATCAGTGGTTTGACCCTGATACCAGCCGATGGCAAGACTTCCCGTGAGGGAGCCGTTTCCGACAATCTGGATTTCGTATCTCAGTGTACCTGAGAAACGTCTGTGGAGTCTCATCCACTCTGCGACTCTTCCTGCGGCCATGCCGTAGAAGATCTTTCCAACACGCGTGTTGGCCGCGGTCGTCGTAGATACCTGCGTAGATGACAAGAGGTATTTCTGGGATGTGGCGAGGGACTTGAGGTCGTCTGAACGACCACCCATGAGGACCATGTCCGGGTCAACTCCAAGCGTGTTCATGTTGATCGCTGCTGCGACCGTGTTCATGCTGTCAACGATGGCAGGGGGTGCTTTGATGGCCATAGGGCCCATAGCACCGACGTTGGCAGCAATTCCCATGGAGCCCATGGTTCCAGCCATTGGCGGAGCTCCGGGCATTCCGAGGTTTAGACCATCAGACTGGTCTTCGCCGTTGACGTCGATGAAGAGTGTTCCTCTGCGCATGACGATGCAATAGCCGTCGGGTACGAGCCTTCGAAAAGCGGACAGAAGCTGTTTAGCTTCATACTTTTCGAGCGTTTCTCCGAAGTAGCCATGTTCGTTGGCAGTGTTCCAGGAGTCGCCAGTATACTGGATACGGCGAGTTCCGAGGTTGGGAACGTCTTGCACTGATGTTTTCCAGGGAATGGTTCCACGATTCAGCACTGCGACTGCTGATCCAAGGAACTGAGACACGATGCTAGCTTGGTCAAGGTGGACGCGGATGAGGTCTTCTCCAAGGGCGTAGATGTTAGAGTCATGGTCACACGATTTCTTTCCGTTTGAGGCGCCTGATTGGTCTTCTGCATTCGAGCCAAAGCATTGCGAATACGTCTTCGAGTGCGTCGCTGCGTGGCAGTCTTTGCTGGCGAGATTGCGAGGTTTTGCAACACAGCCAGGGATGCGGCATTGAGCTGGTCGATGGTCATGAACACGCCAGGCGTCACAGTCGAAGGATTCGTCGCATTCAGGGCAGGTGGCGGTGACGAACTCCTTTGGATGGGAGTTGGCGACGTGCTTCCAGTAGGCGACGTAAGACGTGATCTCGACATTGCATTCATCACAACGTTTGTACATTGTTTTGACAATTTTGTGGCTTTCAAGGAATTTTTCTTTGCGAGCTATGATTTCGTTTTCAAAACTGAACTTAGAGGTTGGCCCCCTAGAAAAGGCTTCAATCAGTCCTAGTCTTTGTTTTTCAAGGGCGATGGCTGTATCGTAATCGATCGTCTCGTCTGACATTTTAAACCAGTCGAGGATGAAGATGACGGCACGACGAATGCGGATGTAGTATTCTTCGTCTTGCCATCTGGCGGCTTCAGGTAGAACTCCGTAGATCATTTGGGTGGAGATTAGACTTGCGTCCAACTCGGAGTTCCAGAAAAGCTGCCTTTCGATCGATTCTTTCTTCAGGGCCCATGTTACAAAGGGATAGGTTCCGACGAAGAAGCGAGAGCAAAAAGACTCTCCTTCGATGGTGCCAAATCTGTAGTGGGTTTCTGTCTTGTCAGGAGGCGTTGAACGAATTCCGAAGATGGTCAACAGAGCGTTTTGCATCGAGTTAAAATCGACGTACGTTCCGTATTCTTCGTCGACGGTAGTGTTGCAATCGTCTCCACATACAATCCAGTCGCAATGTTCATGAACGGCGCGGAGTGTGGGGTAAGTGCCGGAGGGAAGGATGATAAATTCATGCTCATGTCTGGTGAAAGAGTGATTTAGACGGGCACTGGCAATGATGATCTTGATTGACACGACACTGCTGATGTCTACCAGCAGAGAGTCAACCATAGAAGTGCCAAAGATGCCTGAATTCATAACACCGTAAAGGAACAACATGGTTCCTTCGAGGTTTTCGATCGAGTAGATGATGTGACCGAAAACCCCCTTAATGATCCTGCGCAATTCCGCAGCGGTATGGGGATTGACTCCCTCAAGCGCTGCACGCACAAAGATACGGGCGACGATGTTTCTGAGCATCAGGAGAAGTTTCTCCATGATGCTTTTGTCCAAGCTCTTGTGATCTCTTCCGAAGATGTGGGCAAATTTGGTCAGGCGCTTGAAGTAGATTGGAGCTTCTGTGGCTGAATCAGATCCAACCGTGGCGTGAAGCGTGTGTCGGGATTCACTCATTGCGTGAAATAGAGCTCCGATATACTTCTTGATGATCATGTAGGAAACAATGCCTTCACTTTCAAAAGCGCGTGTCTTTCCAACGGCAATTTTCTCTTTTGGTCTTAGCTCGTTTTTGAGTTTAACGTTGCTGATGTCGATCAACGTTTTTCCTTGTTCAACAGCACGGCAGGCGGCTGTGTATCGTTCTCTGAGGTCATTTCCGGCAGCGTTTCGGGCGATTTCATAGTGTCCGTCGATGAGGCAAAACAGTTGTCCTTTCTTGTGAATTCCGAACATTTTCTGGTAATAAATACCGGGAGAGGAGTCCATGGTCATCTTCGCAAGGTTGGATTCTGTATCAGCACCTCCGACTCCATTTACAATCTCGTGAAGATTGAGGAATCGTGTTCCGTCGTGTCTAGCGACTTCGGGATAGTAGAAATCGGCGAGTTCTTTTTCGGTCTGTTCTTGAAGGTCTTTCGGGAACCATTCGCCATTTGGAAGGTTTGCGTCAGCCATTCGAGTAGCAACAATTGAGGGTCGTCCTTTGTGATCGGTCTTCAGAGTAGATGGGTCGTCAACTTGCGCGGCACTAGCTGCTGCTGGCGCGCAGGTGTTTTCGAATCCCATGGCTTCCATTTCTGGTGTCCATGGAGCGGGCTGGTGGAGGTTTTTCTTCCATCCAGCGGGAGCGTACATCTTTTCCGAATATCCGATGGGATGACATCTAACGGGGTCACCGAGGTCGTGGACCGGGGCTACGGTATCGATAGATTCGAAGATAGTCTTCGTGTTGCCGTCGATTAGGAATTCGTGTTTTTCCAAGCATTTCTCTGAGAAAGAGAGAACAGGTTCAACGCAGGTGTATGTTGCGTCTCCTTGATCAACTCCGAGGTTGATGGTGGCAAAAGCTTCCTGTAAGTCTTCGTGCGAGATCGCGATGAAAACAGAGCGGTTGTAGATTTTCTGCACGGTGCAATGGATTCCGACTACTGGTCTTGATTCTTTTGCGGGTGAGGCAAAGAAGTACGGTGTTCCGCAGTCTCCGGCAACTGAAGCTAATTGCTCCACTTGCGCGTAGCGAACTGAAATGCGTTTCTTGCGAGTTTGATCAATGCCATCACCGACGTAATTAAATGTCGGGATGAATTTTCCATCACCAATGGTGGTGATGTGGCCTTCCTGGCGGATGAGATGGGCACGAATAGTGCCTCCCTCGAGAACTTCTTCTTCTGGAGCAAAATACTTCTCAATGTTTGGAAATTGAGGAGCTTTGCTGTCGATTTGGAAGAAAGCGAGATCTCTTTCTTTAGAGACGAGTAGGACTCGCCCTTCGCCAGTGTACTCTGTGGATTCAATGAGCAGTTTCCCGTGGGAGGGAAGAATGTGACTCACAGTGATTCCAAGATGGCCTTTGATCATCAAGCCTTTGACGATTCCGTGTTCAGTCGAGATAGATACCATGTTTTTAAGTACCTTCTTCTCAACACCTGTAAATGCGCGCGGCAAGATCGCAGTCTCGTTGGTGATTGCTTGATCTTCTCCCCAGTGTCTAATAGGGAAGATGACTGCTTGATCCCAGGCGATGTCAGAAGGGACTAGTTTGGTACCAGCCCATTCTGCTGCGTTGTACTTGTATGGTACGAAGTCGACATTTTTGTTGGCAGCGGTTTCGAATCGCTCCCAGGTGCTGTTGGATTTCATTGTGACTTCATCCATGTTGTCCATTTTGCGGCGTTGCTTTGTCTTCTTCCACTCTTGATATTCTTCGTCGGTCATGCGCCTGCGGCCTCGGGTTGGTCTGGAAACCCCCCAAGCGCCTTTTTGGTCTTCACCTGCGGCTGTAGGATTGCATACTTCGCAGTCTGCATCCGTGTGTACAGTGCCGTCTTGAGGGTTGTGGTTGACCCAGTAGTAGTGACCTTTGGTGCACTGGTGGCTGTGGAGCCATGGCTGGCGCCAATAACTCGCTTGGGCTGGCTCTTTGTGGCCATGATCAGGAAAATGTACGATGTTATCTTCGTCCACTTCTAATCCTGTTGGCTGGAGTGGGTAGTAGTGCCAGTTGCGAATAGAGTCTTTAGGCGTGTGGTACCAGTGTCCTCTGAGTCTGATGTCATTGGTGAAGATGGAGAGTCGGTAATGCACTTTAGTACACCCGACGCGGTCACATTCGATTTTGGAAGAGAAGAGCTTTGAAGCTACTTTAACTCCTGTGTAGAGTAAAGCTGCGGCGCTGAGTGCTCCGACGGTGATGGAGATGAGAGGATGTTCCTCAATCCATTTTCGCATCGTAGACACTTCTTTCTTGGCATTGTCACGGAGGGTCTCATAGTAGAGAGCTCTTTCTAGCTGGTTCATGCGATTTCGTACGAAACGGTTGGACAGGCAGGTGTCTCGGCTGCGGAGGATCAATTCACGAACTCTGATGTCTGTTGTTTGAGCTCGGTGATTTGGGGTCATTCCCAGAATGATGACGATGTCGTCATAAGGAATAGGAATTTCCTCAGTAGCGGAAACGCTAGCATAAGCCATCATTTCCTCATCATTGAAGCGCATGGTCGAATCGAAAAGGTTGGGGCTGTAAACCCTAACGATTTCGTCGCCAATACAATAGATGTGCGATTCTCCGATGGTGATGTGAAGTGAGAAATGAGGTTTCTGCGGGAGCAATGCTTTGAGAATGCCTGAGAAGGCTTCTCTCGCAGCCCAGATGTCTTCTACACGAGGTAGTAGACGTGGAACGAGGCGGTTTGTCACGAAGACACCGCGGTCGAGCCACTGGGATGTTTCCAAATTGCGGATTTGGACTTTAGCATTGCGTCCTGTCATGGCTGCTTCGACGAAGTCGGTTTGCGTCACGAGGTGCATCGTTGCTGGATTGATGACACACTCGAAGTCATAGAGTCGCGTAGGGGGGAGCTCATTGGAGTATTCCCAGCTAACAGCGACTTCTTGGCGGAGATGTTCTCCTACAAGGCGGCTGAGAAGGGGTTTG